AAACGACAACAAATGTTTGTAAGCATATAAAATTTACCTTTGTTTTATGATTGGATTAAGTGAGGATTTAGATTTAGCGATAAAAAATGCGATTGACGTATTAAACGCACCGATTGACATTACGGATGTTGATTCGGATAAGCTGTCTAATCTAATGAAATCTGTGCAGGACGGTTTTCTTTACACCAAAGAATTGATTGTTTCTTGGGAAAATTCCCAAAATGCACCAAGTCATTCCAGGCTCAAAGGACATATAGAAAAACTTGTAGAAGCAGGAGAAAACTCAATGGATATTTTACGTAAGGCACTGCGAAAATCCATTGACGTAGCCGAAGTAGACCCTGATAAATACGGAACGGCAATTAAGGCAAAACCGATTATATTTTCGGCAATAAACGCGATAAATGCCGGAGTTATAGAATTGAAACTACAAATCGATTCCGACAAGTTTGACTTAAAACAAAGAGAGTTCAAACGTTCCTATCCTGAAAAGTTTGCCAACCAAGAGTTTTATCCTTTAAAAAACTACCATAAAGAGTGGTATGATGAGGAAACAAAAAGTATAATGATTTGCCCTAAAGGAACAAAGGGCGAGGTTATCACTATAGATAACCTGAATATAATGCTTCCTAAAAAACCTAAAAATACTGATATACGCTACCATAGGATGCCAAAAGAACAGCAGTATTGGCGTAGGGAAGAAATGCCAAAAGGATTAACGCCTGAAAACGAAAATGTTTACGCCGACTACATTATGGAGCAATTCCGTATTCGTAGAGAGGGATTGTGGTTTATGAATAATGGTGAAGCAGTTTACATCACAGGAACGCAGTGGATGGGGCTACAATGGAATAAAATGCTTGATACGGGTGGTTATAAAGATTTTCGTATGGCGCAAAGAGACATGTATCTGTTTGGTAGAGCGTGTGCATTAGACCCAAGGTGTGTTGGTGAGTTATTTGTAAAAGGTCGTAGAACAGGATTTACCGAAGAAAAAATTGATTACTTGGTTGATGAATCTACTTCTACTAAAAACGCTTTATATGGTATCACTTCTAAAACAGGAGATGATGCTCAAGAGGCTTATTTAAAATACTCTTATGTAGTACAGAATTTACCTTTCTTTTTTATTCCAGTAGTCAAAGGAAAAATTGATGATAGAAACAAAATGGAATTTGGTAAGGTGTCCGATTCTAGTAAAGTAGCAAAACTAAAAAGACAAACAGGAACGGAAGACTATCTCAATACAAAAGTGGATTGGATGACTACCACTACCCTTGCTTATGACTCCAAAAAACTAAAAGGATATTTATGTGACGAGGCAGGAAAAAGAGAAAAACCAAACAATATTATTGACCACTATAATAACGTAAAACCTACAATGGTTACGGGAGGTCGTGTAGTAGGAAAATGTTGGATGGGTTCGACTTTAAACCCACTAGATAAAGGAGGTGCTGAATTTCAAAAGTTATACTACGGTTCTGACGTGACCAAAAGAAATGAGAATGACAGAACTTCAACAGGAATGTACTCTTTCTTTTTACCTGCTCATAAAAATATGGAGGACTACACCGATAAATACGGAATATGTCATATCACGTTAGCTCCAGGAGAATCATTCTACAACGCACAAGGGGAATTAAAAACCAAAGGTTCACTACAATTTCTTGAAGCGGAGTTTAAATCCGCAAAGGCAATGGGCGGAAAAGTCCATAATAATACAAGACGACTTGATCCAATAACGATTGAAGACGCCTTTAGAGATGAGTTGCAAAGTCAATTATACGATGTAGAAAAAATCAATGACCAAATCTATTACAACCGACAAGTGGAGATAGAAAACACCTTAATTCAAGGAAATTTTACTTGGGAGAATGGTGTGAAATTCAGTAAGGTCTTGTGGGTTCCCAATCCGAGAGGTCGTTTCTTATTGAGTTGGATTCCGAACGTGGCCGACAGGAATAAATCTACGATGAGAATGGTATTTGGGCGAAATACTAACTGCCCTGTATCTAATTTTAACGGTTCACTTGCTTGTGACCCTTACGACAAAGATGCTGTTGTAGATTCAAAACTTATAGAAACAGAGCAAGGAGTTGAATTTAATTTAGGTTCGCGTGGAGCAATTCACGGATTAACAGGATTTAATATCAACGAAGCTCCGAGTAACTACTTCTTTTTAGAATATATCTGCCGACCAAAAGATGCGGAAACCTTTTTTGAAGATGCTTTAATGGCTTGTATTTTTTACAGCCTCCCAATATTAGTAGAGAACAACAAAGGAATGATGCTTGAATATTTCTACAGAAACGGATATAGAGGTTATTGCACTACTCGATTTGATAAAGAAATCAACCGATTGTCGCCAGACGAAAAGAAATTTGGCGGAATACCTAACTCCTCTGCCGATATGATAAACCGACATTGGACTGCAACAGAAAGCTACATTAACAAATATGTAGGGAAATATAAATACACCGAAGGAGAACACCGATTAAGAGAAGACGACGAAATGGGGTCTATGCCGTTTAGCAGGACTTTGAATGATTGGTTGCGATTTGACATAAAAGACCGTACAAAATTTGATGCTTCCATATCATCAGGACTTGCAATTATGGCTATCAATCAATCGCTTTATGCCCCAAAAATAGAGAACAAACCATTCGTTTTAAACTTACACCGATATAATAACAATTAAAAATGATAAACGATAACCAATACGAGATTTCGGCAACCGTAAAATTTCCGAGTGTATTAGACCCTTACTCTGAAAAAGTTACAAAGGCTTTTGGAACTGCTGTAGGGTCTGCCATTACTACCGAGTGGTTTCACCGTTCGGGAGCGACAGGTAAGAGTAGGTTTTATACTTCGCAGCAGGAATTTATCGAAAGACGAAAGTATGCCGCAGGGGAAGTAGATATGAAAAAATATTATCCCAAATTGGGAACAAATGGTGACACTTCGTTATTGAACCTAAGTGCAAAATCCATTACCCCTATTCCTAAAATTGTAGATTTAGTAGTGAACGGAATGTGCGACAGAGGGTACTCGATTGAAGCAAGTGCGATTGACCCAATTTCGCAGGACAACAAACAGAATTATAGAAAGCGCATTCAGGACGATATGAATTCTATTCCGATTATTCAAAAAGCCAAGGAAACTTTTGGGATGGACATTAGCAGTATGCCTATTGACCAATTACCACAAAGCAATGACGAACTGGATTTGCATCTTCAAATGAATTGGAAGCCTTCTTGTGAGTTATCGGCACAAATTGCTATTAAGCACGTATTTGACGAAAATATGTTTGACCTAACTACCGACAGAATCATTAAAAGAGATTTGATAGTGGATGGGGCGGCCTGTATTGAAAACCGTTTTCATCCCGCCAAAGGAGTAACGATAGAGCCTATCGACTTTAAAGATATGGTCTACTCCAGAACAAAAGACCCTTATTTCAGAGATTGTTTCTACAAAGGGTGTATGAAAAGAGTTTTGATTAGTGATGTTTTTCTTGAATTCCCTTCATTGAGAAATGCCGAAAATGAGCATATCGCTAAACAATTAATGGGACAAGCGGCTTGGTGGAATGAATATCAAGGACTTGGGGCGCAATTAAAAGGACACGCTTATTTACTTTATTTTACCTACAAAACTACGAAAGAGGAGTTTAATAAAATCAAGGAAAAAGCCAATGGCGAGAAAGTAGTTACTCCTGCCGACGCTACATTTGACGAAAGCAAACTAAAAAAAGGACAGAAAGTAGAATTTAAAAGAGTTTCGAAAGTAGAAGAAGTGATGTTTGAGGGTGTTATGATTTTAGGAACCAATATTCTATTGAAATGGGAATTGGCTAAATCAATGGCACGTCCTAATTCCGACAAACAAAAAGTATGTGAGCAATACAATATGATTGCCCCAAACTTTGAAGACGGAAAAATCACGAGTTTAGTTACTCGTATGATGCCTATTGTAGATAATTTGAATGTTATCGAGCTAAAAGCCGAGCAGATTATACAAGGAATTACGCCTGATGGTATTGCTATTGATTTAGATGCGATTGCTCAAATTGAGTTTGCCGATGGCAGCAAATCAGACCACAATACGCAATTGAATATGTACCTGCAAAAAGGGTCGTTCTTTTACAGAAGTTCGACTTTGGGCGGGGAATACAACAACGCACAACAACCGTTCAAAGAAATCCGTACAGGTGACAGCATTAACAAACTGACTGCCTTACGTAACGAAAGTTTGAATTACCTAACTCAATTAACTGATATTATAGGACTAAACAAAGCCACTGACGCCTCTACTCCTGATAAAGACAGTTTGGTAGGTATTCAGAAACTTGCTGCCTTAAACTCCAACCTTGCCACTCGTCACATTTTGAAAGGTGCGGGATATATCACATTGAAAACTGCCGAGCCTGTATTGTATCGCGTTCAAGATATTTTGAAATACTACCCAAGTTTACGTGAGGGGTTGATTCGAAAAATTGGCGCTACAACTGTAGAAGATATTGCTTATATCGGTAATTTATATTTAAGTGATTTTGCCTTAAATCTTTATTTAGAGCAAGATGATGAAGAAAAAGCCTTATTAGACCAAGATTTATCTTTAGCGATTGAAAAAGGATTTATCACTTTGGCAGATAAGTATAAAGTTAAAAATATTCGCATATTCAAACAAGCTATTGCGTATTTGGCGATTGTGATTGAAAAAGCCTCTAAAAAACAACAGGAAATCGACGCTAATAAATTCAAGCAACAAGCCGACGAAAACATAAGAGCAAGTCAACAAGCCGAGCAGTTCAAACAGCAAACAGCACAGATGTTAAACGAGTTTGAAGCTATCAAACAAAAAGCGATTGCCGACGGTGAAATCGCTAAGGAAAAAGCAAGAGGAGAGCAAGACCGATTGACATTAGCAGAAAAAATCAAAGGCGATATAGAAGTGCAATTACTAATGAATTCAGGAGCCACAGAAAAGCTAAACAAGATGCAATCTGATAAAGAGAAAAACCTTGCAGCGGCGGCCACACACACAAGTAGAATTGCCGACCAAAAAGCAAAAGAAAAAGACCCGATAGATTTTGAGGGAGAGAAAGCCGAAATGGAAATATTTAATTCATAACCAATAAAACCGAAAAAAATGCCAGACCCAATTGAAGAAACAAAGAAAAAAGTACTCGTAAAAGTAGTGAAAAAAACAGCAAAAAAAACTACTGAACCAAAAGCGGAAATGGAAGCCTATGTTCCTAAAGGACTTACAAAAGAGAACATCGCTAAAATAAACGAAACGTCAGATGTAAACCAAAAAAGACGTGACATTGAGGGAATGGCGAAGAACGATAGTATTACAGGTGCCAAAAAAGCTAAGTTCGACGGAAAGGATTTAGTTGACCAAGAAAGGGCAGGAAATAAAGTTGCCAACGATAGAAGAAAAAAAGAAGGAATTCCGCAAGTAGCTAAAGGGAGAGAATACGTAAACAACGCTGAATTAAAAGACAAGTACAGTACAGGCGTTTATACTTCTACAAGGGATTATTATAGTAGAAACGAACCTTTGGAAAAAGATATGCCCGTGATTAAAAAAACTATGGTAAAGGTTAAAAAAACATAACAGGTAAAGACTATTTTCAATAAATAGATTTTGGAATTAAACTAACAAATTATGAAAATAAGAACCTACGAAAACGACAATAGTATTTCCTTAACCGATAAACTGACAGGTACAGATGCAGATGACGCTAATAAAACCAAGAATTATACTTTTCAGAAAATAAAAGATTTTTTGATAGCGGAGGGATTAGGAGGCGGCGTTGATGTGAGTGCAAAAGTGGATAAAGTTACCGGTAAATCTTTAATTCTCGACACTGAAATTGCGAGATTATTAAGTATGACCGCAGTTTTTACAACTGCTTTAAAAAATACTTATGACAATTACGTCAACTCTATTGGCGCTTGTGAAGTATGGTCAAATAAATCTACCAATGTAACAACCGATGGCGCAAGTGACAGTAAATACCCAAGTGTAAAGTCAATAAAAGATTATGTAGATTCAAATACAGTAGACACAACGTTTGTTAATGAACCGTATCTTGCTACAATGTCAATAGCTTATGACTCGGCACAGCCAAACTTTGAAATAGACATAACAGGTAATCTT